CTCTGCAAACACAGGCGCTGGTTCAGACACAGCTGTTGGTGCTAACACTGTTGGTACTGCTCCGTCTGCAAACACTAACGCTGGTAACGACCTGTACAACTATACAATGGGTCTTCTCGTTGGTTCAGGCGAACTGCTTGGTGCAAACAGCACATACATCTTCCCGGAAATGGGCTTCTCGATTGAGAAGGTAACTGTTTCTGCTAAGACACGTGCTCTGAAAGCAGAATACACTCTTGAACTTGCACAGGACCTGAAAGCAATTCACGGTCTTGACGCTGAGTCAGAGCTGTCAAACATCCTTTCGGGTGAAATCCTGGCTGAAATCAACCGTGAAGTTGTTCGTTCGATCATCATCACTGCTGAGCGCGGTGCTGCTGAAGGTACAACAACTTCTGGTGTCTTTGACCTCGATACTGACTCCAACGGTCGTTGGGCAGTTGAGAAGTTCAAGGGTCTTCTCTTCCAGGTTGAGCGCGAAGCCAATGCGATTGCTAAGCAAACTCGTAGAGGTAAGGGTAACGTAATCATCTGTTCTTCTGACGTAGCTTCTGCTCTTCAGATGGCCGGTGTTCTGGATTACGCTCCAGCTCTTGACACTAACTCGCTGAACATCGACGACACAGGCAATACATTTGCTGGTGTTATCAATGGTCGTATTAAGGTCTATATCGATCCATATGCTGGCGCTAACTTTATGGTTGTTGGCTATAAGGGTTCTAACCCGTTCGATGCAGGTCTGTTCTACTGCCCGTACGTTCCGCTGCAGATGGTTCGCGCCGTCGACACTGGTACGTTCCAGCCGAAGATCGGTTTCAAGACACGCTACGGCATGGCTCCGAACCCGTTCGCAAAGGGTACAACAACTGCAGACGCAACTGCAACCCTCGAGCAGGACAGCAACAAGTACTACCGTCGTGTTATCGTAAACAACCTGATGTAATCTGGTTGCATAATAATAAAAGTACGTTTAGTATAACTGGGAGAGGAATCGAAAGATTCCTCTCCTTTTTTTATGTACATATAAATAGAAGTATGGTATAAAGATTATATCCAATTAAAGGTACTGTAATGGCAGCTGTTAATTCTATCAATAAAAACTTTTTGTCACCATTAGGGTATAAATTTACTCTATCAAGAGCTCCTGCCATCAGTTATAATGTGCAGAGCTTGAGACTTCCTGGAATCCAATTAAGTAATGGTGAAACACCCACACCGTTTGTTCCTATTCCAGTTACCGGTAAAATTTCATATAATGCTTTTGGTGTAACATTTCGTCTTAATGAAGATATGACAGATTATCTTGAGATTCATAACTGGATGGAAAGCCTAGGATCTCCGGTTGATTTTACTGGTTACAAAGCTTTAGAAGATGCACAAGTTGGATCAACCGATATGTTAACATCCGATATTAATGTATCTATTATGAATTCGAGTATGAATCCAAATATTCGAATCGATTTTTTTGATGCATTTCCGATTGGAATTGGAGATGTTGAATTTAATACAGTAGATACTAGTGTCAATTATATTGAATGTAGTGTAGAATTTAGGTATCTCAGGTACGAGATAAATATCTTATAAGAGATTGTTATGAAAATTGATGACATTTATAATGAATGGGAAAAAGATTCCCAGATCAACCGAACTGAACTTGGTGAAGAATCACTCAAGATCCCAAAACTCCATCACAAATATTTCAAGATTTTTACGCATGAACGCTTGATTCTACGTAAACAAGAAGCAGATCTAAAACTGTTGAAACTTGAAAAACAAGAGTTTTACACACTAGGTCCGACAGAAGAAACACACGAGCGTGGATGGCAATTGCCCCCTCGTGGCAAAGTATTAAAATCAGAAGTATCTCATTATATCGATGCAGATAAAGATATTATTAATTTATCTTTAAAGATAGGTATTCAGCAAGAAAAGATAGAATTGCTAGAATCTATTATTAAATCTTTGACAGGAAGAGGATTTAATATTAAAGCAGCGATAGAATGGGAGAAGTTTAAAGTAGGTATATAATTGAGTAAAATTCACCTTAAACATATTAATAATGTACATGTAAAAGTAGAATGTGAACCATCAACTCTTCAAGAGCTGTCGGATCAGTTTACATTTTTTGCAGAAAATTATAAGTTTCATCCCAAATACAGAGCTCGTATGTGGGATGGAAAGATCAGACTTGTAAATGGTCTTACCGCGTATGTTTATGCTGGCCTTGCAAAGCACATTAAAAAGTTTTGTGATAGTAGAGGATATGAATTTACTTTTGATGATGAACTTTATTATGAAAACGTTTCCGAACATGAACTTCGGGCATTTATTGAAACTTTAGGGATACCAAAAAAATATGATATTCGCGATTATCAATTTGATTCTGTTCTTAAGTGTATTCGCTCCGGTCGTAGGACTCTGGTTTCTCCTACGAGTTCTGGAAAATCGTTAATGATTTATGTACTGATGCGCTGGTATCAGGAACATAAAGGTCTTGTAATAGTTCCTTCTATAGGACTTGTCGGTCAGATGGAATCTGATTTTAGAGATTACGGATATACTGGAAATATACACCTATCAACACAAGGTTTATCAAAAGAAAATAATATTCCATGTGATCTTGTAATTACAACATGGCAATCATTAAATAATGGCAAAACAAAAATGCCAAAGAAGTGGTATGAACAATTCGGTGTAGTATTTGGAGATGAGGCACATCATGCAAAAGCAATGTCATTGGTACAAATTCTTAGTTCTATGGTTAATTGTAAATACCGGTTTGGTACTACAGGAACCCTTGATGGCACACCACTCAACGAACACACAATTGAGGGGTTGTTCGGTCCAAAGTACAGCGCAGTCACAACCAAAGATCTCATGGACAGTGGCTACGTCTCAAAGCTCAAAATTAAATGTATTGTGCTCAAATACCCAGAACAAATCTGCAAAGACGTTAAAGGAAAATCTTACAATGAAGAGATTGACTTCCTTGTTAATAATGCAACACGCAATAAATTCATCAGAAACCTCAGTCTCTCCTTAAACGGAAACAAACTTGTATTTTTTAGGATAATTGATCATGGCAAACAACTCCGTGACTCCGTTCATGATTCTGGGGCTAGTAACGTATTTTACATCGATGGATCTGTGTCAGGCAGTGAAAGAGAAGATATTCGGAAAGCAATCGAAGAAGAAGAAAACGCAATCTTAATTGCTTCATTAGGAACTACATCAACTGGTGTAAGTATTAAAAAATTACATCATATGATTGCTGCTTCTCCTTCTAAGTCTAAAATTAAAGTATTACAGTCAATTGGACGTATGCTTCGTATGCATGAACAAAAAGAACAAGCAGTTTTATATGATATCGTAGATGATCTTTCTTATAAATCACATCAGAATTTTACTCTTAAACATTTCTTAGAAAGATCTAAAATTTATGATGCCGAGAAATTTGATTATGAGATCTATAATGTAAAGGTTTAAAAATGATTCAAATAGTCAAACTAATTAATGGCGATGAAATAATCGGAGAAGTTGAAGGTGACTTTTCCGAATTTTATAACATCTATGAACCATTTAATATGACACGTGTCGATGTTGAACAATACGGAATGGGCGTTAAACTTGATTATATTTTAGCGTATTCACAAAATAACTGTGTCACAATAAAGAATAATAGTGTAATATACAATTATAAGCCGTCAGAGAATCTAAAAAATTATTATGAGAAGCTCGTTGAATATAAGAATGAGCATGATCCTGATGCACTCATTAAAGAAACTATACAGAATATGGAAGAGATGGATAATCACTACCGAAAACTAATTAGTAAACGCCTTATAGGAGGAGAAGATGTCAACTAAGGGGAATGACAGTGCCTAAAAAGAAAACAAATCATTATATTGATAACAAGAAATTTTATGGTGAAATGATACGTTTCCATAATGCCTGTCAAAAAGCAAAAGAAGAAGGCGAAGAACGCCCACGTATACCAGAATATGTAGGCGAATGTATTATGCTTATTGCACAAAGACTTTCGACTCGACCTAATTTTATTGGATATTCATATCGAGAAGAAATGATTGGTGACGGTATTGAAAACTGTTTGGCGTATATTCACAATTTCAATCCTGATAAATCAAATAATCCTTTTGCGTATTTTACTCAAATCATTTATTATGCATTTTTGCGTAGAATACAAAAAGAAAAGAAACAAATGTATATTAAACACAAGAGTTTTGAAAATAGTATGGTTATGAATAATCTTGTTGATATGGCACCAGAAGATAAAACCCAATTCAATGCCGCATACATTCATGTATCTGAAAAATTAGATGATCTTATAGAGAAATTTGAAGCGCCCAAACCTCAAAAGAAAGTAGAAAAAAAGGGCATTGAAAAATTTATAAAGGACGATCCAAATGAGAAATAATGTTCCTGCGCTTGTTCAGCAGATCCGAGAAAATATGATGGATAATTCCAATCCAGAAAATATTAGATATAATTATATGATCTCAATGGAAAATATTCGTGATTTTGCTGATCGGGCTCTTCATGATTATAATCGAGCTTCTAATAAAAAGGCTCGCCGGTGAAAGTAGCTATTCTTGGCGATACACATTTTGGTATACGCAATGATAATAAATCCTTTCATGATTACTATGAGAGGTTCTATGATGGTGTGTTTTTTCCATATCTTAAAAAGAATGGAATTAAAAGAATCATTCAATTAGGTGATCTTTTTGATCGCCGTAAGTATATTAATTTCTATACATTGAAAAGATCTAAAGAATATTTCTTTAATAAAATTATAGAAAATGATATTCGAATGGATGTTTTTGTAGGTAATCATGATACTTATTTTAAAAATACAAACGAAGTTAATTCTCCTGAACTTCTTTTAGAAGATTATAAGGATAATGTTTTTGTATATTCTGAACCACAAGATCTAGATCTAGATGGTACTAGTGTTACTCTTTTACCATGGATTTGTACCGGAAATTATCAACAGTGTATCGATCACATTAATAATACTAGTTCACAGATTTTGTTTGGACACCTAGAGCTTGTTGGTTTCCAAATGTATCGTGGTGCAGTTAATGACCATGGTATGGATGCAAAGATTTTTGATAAGTTTGATATGGTAATGTCCGGACACTTCCACCATAAGTCTTCCCGAGGTAATATTCATTATCTTGGCACACCATATGAAATGACCTGGTCTGATTATGATGATCCAAAAGGATTTCACATTTTTGATACTGAAACACGTGAACTTGAATTTATTCAGAATCCTCATACAATGTTTCAAAAATGGTTTTATGATGATACTGCCTGGGAGTCTTTTGAAAAGCTTGATGAATTTAATTATGATTCTGCCTCAAAAGCTTATGTTAAAGTTATAGTCAAGAATAAAGTAAATCCATTTTGGTTTGACACATATATTGATCGGCTTGAAAAAGCAGATGCTCTTGATATTCAAGTTGTTGAAGACAATCTTAATTTGCAACTTGAAAATGACGAAGATATTGTAGACGAAGCAGAAGATACTCTTACAATTTTATCTAAGTTTATAGATCAATGGGATACATCTGTTGATAAAACTAAACTTAATACATTTCTAAGAGATTTACATCACGAAGCTCTATCGGTAGAATAATATATGATTTATTTTAAAAAACTTAGATGGCAAAACCTATTGTCAACTGGTAATGTAATGACTGAACTTGATTTAAATCGTAGTAAATCAACGTTGGTTATTGGTGAAAACGGAGCAGGCAAGTCAACAATGCTTGATGCTTTGTCTTTTGTATTATACGGAAAAGCTTTTCGTAACATTAATAAACCACAATTAATGAACTCTATGACAAATAAAGGACTATTGGTTGAATGTGAGTTCTCAATTGGAAAAAATGAATACCTAGTAAAAAGAGGAATGAAGCCTACACTGTTTGAAATTTACCAAAATGGTGAACTAATTAATCAAAATAGTACTACAAAAGATTATCAAGATTTCTTTGAGAGAAACATTTTGAAATTAAGTTTCAAATCTTTCGGTCAAATCGTTGTTCTAGGCTCTGCTAATTATCTTCCTTTTATGCAACTTCCTGCACATTCCCGCCGAGAAGTGATTGAAGATCTATTGGATATTCAGATTTTTAGCACCATGAATACTCTCCTAAAAGAAAAGATATCAAAAAACAAAAGTGACATTCTGGATGTTGACTATCGCATTGACTTGATTAATAATAAAATTGAATTAGCTGAAAAACATTTGATAACTATTCGTACAAATAATGACGAATTGATTAAAGCTAAAATGGATATGATTGATGAGTTGAATGATAGAATTCACGAGCAGACTCTGATTATTGATACAACTACAACACAGCTTACAGAGCTTCAAACCAGTATTGTAGATTCTGAAAAAGTTTTATCTCGTAAAAATAAACTTGTTAATATGGAAGGTGAACTAGAGAAAAAAGTTGCAAAGTTCAAAAAAGAAATTAAATTCTTCCACGATCATGATAACTGTCCTACGTGTAAGCAGGGCATTGATCACAATTTTAAAGATGAGTGGATTGATAAAAGAACCAAAAAGTCTGATGAGATCTCAGATGCAATGTCAAAAATTGAACATCAAATTGGAATTGTTGAAACACGCCTAAACGAAATTACTGCAATTAATAGACAGATTACAGAACTTAATTCGCAGATTACAAATATAAATGCTGATATCAGATCTTGGCAAAATTCTATTAAAACATTAAATGAAGAGATTAAATCGATTCAAAACAATACGGTAGCCATTGATAACAGCAACGAAGATATTGATGAGTATAAGAAAAATCTAAAAATAACGAAAACACAAAAAGAAGATCTCATCTATCACAAAAATATTCTTGAAGTTTCAAGCGTTCTGCTTAAAGACACAGGAATTAAAACTAAAATTATTAAACAATATATTCCCATAATGAACAAGCTTATTAATAAATATCTTGCAGCTATGGATTTCTTTGTGCAGTTTGAATTAGATGAGAGCTTCAATGAAACTATTAAATCACGTCACAGAGATGATTTCTCGTATGCCTCTTTCTCCGAGGGAGAAAAAATGCGCATTGATCTCAGCCTTATGTTTACCTGGAGGGCTATTGCTAAGCTTCGTAATAGTGCTTCGACCAATTTGCTTATCATGGATGAAGTCTTTGACTCATCACTTGATGCAGGTGGTACAGAAGAATTCATTAAAATTTTGGAATCGCTCACACAAGATACAAACACCTTTGTTATTAGTCACAAAGGAGATCAACTCTTCGACAAATTCCATTCAGTAATTAAATTTGAAAAACATAGCAATTTTTCAAGAATTGCTGCCTAGACTATGTACAAATATATGACAGTGTGGTACTGTAATATCATGATTGATTATGAAAGGTTTTTTAATGACTAAATATATTTGGATTGAAGATACATTTGGTGCTGAACACTATGTTAATTTAGATCATATTATAAAAGTAACTATAGATGATAAATTAAATCAATATACGGTGTGCTTAACAAATTCAACTCATATTAAACTTGCTAC